GATGGAGCTCTTTTCAATTAGAATACAGCGCACTTTTCAATTAGTATCTACACTCTCTAGCGCGCATACGCGTGAAAACCTGGGCGATATTTCATCAGAAACATTCGATATGGATTTAGACAAATGCTTCGCGGACCTAAAGTCTGAGGAAGGATGGCTGAGGGATGCTTGGGAACGGGCATACAGGAACGGATTCAGGAACTTCACTTTGGATGAATGCAAAGACAAATACGTTGACCTGTACTATTGGAAGCTAAAGGGGGAAGGCGTTACACACAAGTCTGTTTCAGATGCAAAACGCCATTTCTCAAACTGGTTGATAACGGAACTTAAAAAACAGAAAGATGACAGAGCAAGAACAAAAACTTTCAGCAGAGCTACAACAGATCCGACAGGAAAAGTCATTTGCGGCGAAACTGAAACAGGAACAGATATACAATCTGGTGGAGCGTCACAAAAAGACTATTCTGCAAGATTTTGAATATGACCTGACGAATCCAGCCGAATATTACGCCCATCGTGATCTTGTCAGGCAGCTGGGCAATGATTATACTGGACGTGAATTCAGGGAGTTCGAGGTTGACGAGAACAACTCGAAGGTATTGTCTTTCCTGCTGTATTACTTCAACGGATGCAGACTGGCCGAGAAAGTGTTTCCCGATGAGGGTTACAAGATTCACAAGAACCTGCTGATTGTCGGGGCACCCGGCACTGGAAAAACAATGATCATGCAGATTTTCGCCGATTATCTGCGTCTGACACGGAATCCCAGCCAGTTTGAAAACCTCTCCGTCACCCAGATGATGAACTACTACAAGATGAACGGACACATAGACCTGTATTCCTACAACGAGGGGCAGTCAAAAGGATTCAATCCCGCCCCGTTCAATATCTGTCTGAACGACATAGGTTTGGAAACCGAGAATCAGAAGAGCTACGGTACCAGTCTTGACAGCGTGATAGACGAGTTTCTCTATGCGCGTTATGAGATTTACCAGCAGTTCGGGAAGAAATACCATATCACCAGCAATCTGAACATCGGTGATTTCAGGAAACGGTTTGAAGGACGTCTGATTGACAGATTCAAGAGTTTTAATGTCATTCCCCTGCTCGGAAACAGCCGCAGGAGATGACAGTTATATTAAGTTAAGCAGATGCGTTTTTAAGATTATATTATTTGAGAAACAAATAAATAAAAGTTATCTTTACATACATAAAAGAATTAATAAAAACCAAGAGCAATGAACATTACGAAAGTTTTGGCGGAAGAAGTTGCCAATAAAATGGTAGAGCCGTTAGAAAAGAAAATCAACCTGTTGCATGATGAACAGGTCAGGATTACGGAAGAGGTGATCCGAAAATCCATTCCACAGGAAATCACCGACTGTTTTCAAAAGTTCCGGTCTTATTTCTCTGTTGCATATAGCATCACACTGTTTAACGGTTCCTATGAAAAACGTGTTGCCGGACTGAAAGGATTTCCCAGCGCAAACGCTTACTATCCTCACATTGAGGCGGACAGGGAAGTTATTGAAAAGATAGACAAACTGGAAATCGAGATCAGTGCGGTAAAGGATGAGAAGACCAAGGTATATGAATCAGTCGTTGCGTCACTTCTGACATTACGGACATTCAAAAGAATCAAAGAGAATTTCCCTGAGGCATACAGACATATTGCCTGCTATGAAGATAAGGGAAAAACATCCGTATCCCTGCCGATAGACAATATCATGGACACTTTGAAAAAATACACCGTATGACATCTTGGGGAAGTTCACATTTTACAACTTCTCCCCTATTCTGCGGATAATCTGACTTTATTTTTATTTGAAAGTCAAGCAAAATTTATTATTATGCAAGAAACAACTCAATTGAACACACTGACCAACATCGTATTTGTCCTCACGGACGTTTTAGAAACCAACCTTCTAGAAATGCAGCAGCAATACAAGAAGGAAGGCTTTGAATTGCGGCACGATTCAAAAAGAAACTTCAACACAGCCATAGCCGCGATAAAGAGATTGAAAAGTGATGTGAATCATTGCAGCGAATCCACTCAGGAAAACTTCGGCAATGATTCTGACATGGTGAACGCCATGTTGCTCACACTGATTGACAGATGCGGTGATGATGACAACCTCGCTTATAAGATGTACGAATACATTAAATCTTTCCCGTCCAAACTGAATCTAGACTTGGATTTGGATAATGCGTTCAGCCACCTGTTTAAAAAGGAGAAATTATGAAATCGCAGAAAAATATCTTAAAATCCATTGAAGGTCTGTCCGATATAGAACTATTTGTTATTGATCTCTTTTGTGGCGCCGGCGGTTTGTCCGAAGGTGTGGAAGAAGCACGATTGGATGGAAATAGATGTGGAAAGGTTGTTTGCTGTGTGAACCATGACAAGAATGCCATCCTTTCACATGATGCCAATATCCCTGATGCACTTCACTTTATTGAGGATATCCGTACACTGGAACTTTCCCCGATAAGCACTATTGTAGAACGTATCCGTCAGCTATACCCTGATGCCATGATAATGCTTCATGCTTCTTTGGAGTGTACCAACTTCTCGAAAGCCAAAGGCGGTCAGCCGAGAGATGCCGACAGCCGAACGTTGGCAGAACATCTCTTCCGTTATATTGATGTTATAGACCCTGACTACATTCAGATTGAAAATGTAGAAGAGTTTATGTCATGGGGAGATATGGATGAGAATGGGAAACCTATCAGCATGGACAAAGGCCGGCTTTATCAAAAGTGGGTGCGCAATGTCAAGAAGTACGGTTACAACTTTGAGCACCGCATCTTAAATGCTGCCGACTTCGGTGCCTACACCACAAGAAAACGCTTCTTCGGCATCTTTGCTAAAAAGAACTTGCCGATAGTATTCCCAGAACCGACCCACTGTAAAGGTGGTAGGCAAGATATGTTCTCGCGGCTGGAGAAGTGGAAGCCGGTAAAAGATGTGCTTGATTTCTCTGATGAAGGAACTACCATCTTCAGGGAAAAGCCTCTTGCAGAGAAAACGCTTGAACGTATCTATGCTGGACTTATCAAGTTTGTAGCCGGAGGAAAGGATGCTTTCCTTTCCCGTTACAATACGGTTCGCCCTCAAGACACATGCAAATCAGTTGATGAACCATGCGGAGTGTTGACTACTGAAAACCGCTTTGCAAAGGTACAGGTAAGTTTCCTCTCCAAACAGTTCAGCGGACATCCCGAAAGCAAGAATGTGTCCGTAGAAGAACCGGCAGGTGCAATCACCTGCAAAGACCACCATGTTTTTGTCTCTGCTTATTATGGAAATGGACATAATCATTCGGTAGACCTTCCAGCTCCAACGGTCACAACGAAGGACAGGATGGCTTTAATTGAAAGCCGATTTATGTGTTCTTATAACTTTAAGGATACAGGAAAGGATATTAATCAGCCTTGTCCTACACTTCTGACTAAAGACAGACTTTCCCTTGTATCTCCATTTTTTATGAATCAATATTCTGGAGGTGGTCAGGTGTCTGATATAAACTCGCCATGCCCCGCTGTTACCACAACACCGAAACAAAACTTGGTAACATGCCAGCCGTGGATAATGAATACTGCATTCTCAAATGTAGGTAGCAGTATAGAGGAACCCTCCCAGACCATTACCGCAAACAGGAAATGGCACTATCTGATGAATCCACAGTTCAACAGTGCTGGCGGCTCTGTTGATAGCCCCTGCTTCACATTAATAGCCCGCATGGATAAGATGCCGCCCTATCTGGTAGCAACAGAAAGCGGTCAGGTAGCGATTGAAATCTACGACAATGATAGTCCTATGACCGTGAAGATAAAGGAGTTCATGGCACTGTATGGCATAGTGGATATTAAAATGCGGATGCTTCGCATTCCGGAACTCAAAAAGATTATGGGATTCCCTGAAGATTATGTTTTAATAGGCACACAAGCTGACCAAAAGAAATTTATCGGGAATGCGGTGGAGGTTACACAAGCGAGAAAAAATACTGAAGCACTTTGCAAAGTATTGAGAAAGTTGAGATTGAAGAAATCAAAAGAAATAGCTTAATGGAAAATGGAAAACTTATATTAGATGCCTGTTGTGGCAGTAGGATGTTTTGGTTTGACAAAGAAAACCCTTTGGCTTTGTTTGCTGACATTAGGGACGAAGAATACATTCTTTGTGATGGGCGAAATCTGAAAGTCCACCCAGACATCGTATCGGACTTTACCGATATGCCGTTTTTGGATAAATCCTTTAAACTGGTAGTGTTTGATCCACCCCATTTGCTAAAGGTTAGCAAAAATAGTTGGTTAGCCAAGAAGTATGGTAAACTTACTGAAGATTGGCCAAGGGTGATAAAAAAGGGAATTGATGAATGCTTTCGTGTTCTGGATGACTACGGAGTTCTGATTTTCAAATGGAATGAGGATCAGATAACAGTTAGGGAAGTATTGAGTGCCATCAATCGGCAACCACTCTTCGGCCATACTACTGGAAGACATGGAAAGACTATGTGGATGTGTTTTATGAAACTGCCAATTAACTAATAACGATATAAGAAATGAAGTATAAGGTTACATATATCCTACAAAAAGAGGTCTCTGTGATTGTTGATATAAAAGACAAAGAACTTAACAGAGAATTTAAAAGACTTGGTGAGATCCACTCTGATTCAGATTTTAATGGGGTGTCTGATCCTCGTTGGAAGATAGAAGAAAAGGGCTATGAAGAATTTTCCTGTGGTGAACATTATGACGAGGGAGATGAAGACATTATTAATAGATCTATTATGAGATTTAATGACTAATACAAGATAAATATGAATACATTTTACATGGTGTTTGTGGAAGGGTGTGCTACCCCAGCTTGCAAACATGAGAGCTTGGATAGTGCGGAAAAAGAAGCGAAAAGGCTTGCAACTCTTTTAAAAAAGAAAGCATACGTTTTGTGTACTATAAAATCAGTTGAAGATACTCAATACAAAATTGAGGATTGCAGACCTGGTGGAAGTGATTTACCATTTTAATTGGAACAGTTATGAAACATACAGTAGAAGAAGCGGCAAAAAAATATTCCAATGATTGCAGAAACAGGCAGCGTCATTGTGAACCGTACTGCATTGTTGACTTTATTTCTGGTGCAGAGTGGCAGTCGAAGCAATCACCGTGGATTAGCGTTAATGAACGGTTGCCGGAAGAAAATGAGAATATCATTATTATGTGTGAGCATGGCGCAATATTTAATGGTACATACTGTAATGGAGTATGGTTCTGTATGGATGGTTATATTCATGATATATACAAAAGTAATCCGATTTATTCTTCAATGAGTAGCATACCTTCGTTATGGGAACCAGTAGCATGGATGCCCATCCCGTCTTTCGATGATATACTCGAAGCCAACAGGGATGTACTGGAAAGAATTAAAGATAAAGGAGATTGAATATATGAAAGTAAATAACGGAATAATAATTGATGGAGTGCTGCATGAATCATCAGAAGGATTTTGTAATGAGTGTTCCTTATCCCGGGAATGCTGTAATATTTTAGATGATAACTATTGTGCCATACTAGATTTGGGAATAGGTCAGTGTTTTGTCAATCGTGGTAAAGTAACGGATATTAAGATAGAGGAGGAAAAGAAATGAAACAGGTATTGTCATTCAAGCAAATGAAGCATTTACAAGAACTTGGATTATACCATATCTACACCTTGCAGGATATTCTCGATAAGCTGCCTTGCTTCGTCGGCAATCAAGTGCTGACCATCCAAAAACTTGCAGATAGCTATACGTGCTTGTATATGGAATCTTATACTAGGTCTATGATAAATATTACAGAAAGTAAAGAACTCATTGATGCAGCTTACGAAATGCTGTGTTGGTGTATTGAAAACGGATATGTTAAAGTTGAAAAGGAGGAATAACTATGGGATTTACAACACCGTGCTTTATACGCAAAAATACTGATAATATTAGAAATAGATTAAAAGAACTTGGCTATTATTGTAATCCATATTTAGGTTGGCATAATCTATTTACTTGTATATTTGGAATTATTTCGGTTTATTCATGGTACGATGATGATATAAATGCTCTTAAAGAAAGAGATGTCCTTGTTGATTGCGGAGCGAACGAAGAACTTTTCCTGGCTATCGCTGCATTAAGGGATGATATAGACAAGTTTCAATGGTTTACCGATGGGGATAAGTGGATTCTGTGTCCTGCAATCAAGTTCTCTACCTATTGGGTTTACAATGATATTGATGTTAATATAGATACCGTTCACAAGGCTACCGTAGACGAACTGATTGAACACTTTAAAACAAAGGAGGAACAACTATGACCGAAGAACTCGTAACATTAGAAACAGCAAAGATGCTGAAAGAGAAAGGGTTTAATGAACCATGTATGATTGCTATGAATATTGAAGATGGTAGACAATATGGTACTAATAGAACAAATAGCGAGTTACCAATAAAAGTATGTTCCCATCCTACTCAATCCGTTGCACAAAAGTGGCTACGTGAAACCAAGAACCTGCATATCGAAATATCCTATATGTATGAAAACTATTGGACGTATGATATACTGACAATTCCGAGGCATGACTTGATAGGATTGTCTGACAGACCTATTGTCCGTTATAATATCTACGAGGAAGCACTGGAAGCTGGAATACAAGAAGCATTAAAACTTATATGATTATGGAAATAGCAGAATCAATATTTAAATTCATCCTTGCCTCATTAAATGTTTGTGCTCTTGCATTTACTTTAATTTTGGTAAGCAAGTGGCATATACGCATGGAGAATAAGCTGGATGATATAGAAAGATATGTCCGCCATGTGTCAGATCGTAACGATATTGTTTACATTAACCAGCTTTCGGAATTGCAAAGACTGTTGATAAAAGAGGAACGGTATGAGGAAGCTGACAAGATTGGGAAAATAATCAAGGATGAAGAAATTAAATTAGGAATAAGGGAATGAGCAATATTAATTTGAACGAACTACGGGATCGTGCTTATAAGACCGCCTGTGAGCACGGTTTCCATGATAAAGAATTGAGTAACGAACACTGCCTTTGCCTTATCGTTGGAGAGCTTATGGAAGCGGTAGAAGCGGATCGGAAAGGGAAACGTGCCGACAGAGAATCTTTCAAGTCTTCCTATGAGAATGAAGAGCCGCATTACAATGCCGATTTCAAGTATAGTTTTGAAAAATATATCAAAGACTGTGTGGGGGACGAGCTTGCTGATGCATGCATACGCCTGTTTGACTTGTGTGGGCTTCGTAAGATAGACATTAATGGTTTTACAGAGGAAATGATATACGAGGCAACGGAAAGCTGCAACGGGGAAACATTCACGGAAAGCATATACGCCATATCCACATTGCCAATTCGTTATTTTTATGAATATAATTATTCTTTTGAAAGTCAGATAGGTCATATGTTATTATCAATCATCGGGCTTGCCAAGCATATGAACATAGACCTTATATGGCATGTGGAGCAGAAGATGAGATACAATGAACTAAGACCTAAGTTGAACGGAAAAAAATATTGATTATGAAAACAATTATATTTACAATCATATGTATTATCGCCCTATTATGGGTCGGAGATCTAACAATTACATTTAAACCGTTTTCCATCTCGTTGCCCGGTTGGCATAAGCCTGTAGGTATCCTTCTATTTTTTCTGTCAATGGCGGTATATACTATAGGGGAATATACTAAAGGCTATAAACAGGGTTTCGATGATGGGATAAAGAATGTGTTGAAATACTTAAAAAGAAATGCACTTAATGGGAAATATAGCTCTATGAAAGCTCCCAATCAGACTTTATGCCAAATTTGCATGACTTTCCAGCATTCTTGGCTTATTGAAAATCGTATTTGAAGCCCCCTAAATCTTTACTTTAGCGGTAGTTCACAATTTTGTGATAAGAAAAATAGAATAGTTAGTGGTGATTCTTTGGAGTTGTCGCTAATTTTTTTAAAGAAAATTATTCGCAAAAATGCGAATGAATAAAATTAAAATGCTATCTTTGCATTAAAGAAACAAATGAGATGGTAGTAACGTTTGATAAAGAGTATCTGAAAGAATTGTATGAGTTTGGAAAGGCGAATGATAAAAAGCATCGTTTTCAACCTGATATCGTACGTAGATATAAACGTTGTATAGATATAATAATCAGTGTCCCTGATGTAACTTCACTTTGTAAATACAATGGGCTGAGTTTTGAAAAATTATCAGGGGACAAAAAGGACTTTTGCTCTGTTAGAGTAAACAATCAATATCGTATTGAATTTACAACCACAGAGGTGCAAGGTGAAGTAGTGACTACCATCTGTAATATAATTGAATTGTCTAACCATTATAAATAGAAAGTTATGATTAAAATAGATGGCGTAGACCCTAAAATGATAGCTAATAACTTAATTCCTTTTGAACCGACACACCCGGGAGAAGTATTAAAAGATGAAATTGAATTTAGGGGTATTTCTCAAAAGAAACTTGCTAAAGAGATGGGTGTGTCTTATACTGTATTAAATGAAATTCTGAATGCAAAGCGTTCACTAAATACAAAATATGCTATGCTCCTAGAAGCCGCGTTAGATTTAGATGCGGAACCTTTGCTCAAAATGCAAACATCTTATAATTTGCAAATGGCAAAAAAAGACAACAGGTTTATGGAGAGAATTAATAAGGTGCGTAAGATTGCAGCGTTATTATGATTGATGTTAGAGAATTAAGGATTGGTAATTATGTACACCTTTTTAAGAGTTTTATTATAATTTAGGCGTGATTCCATTTGGTTTCACGCCTTTTTGTACCATTCTCTAAAGTTTTTTCAAATACTTTACAGTAACTTTCTAAAGCTTACTTATATTTCTTCATCTCCGGCAAATGTTTCCTTATGTCACTAATACGTGTTGCGTCACTCGGATGCGTACTCATGATCTCTGGCACTGAACCCGATCCGCCCGCCGACATCTTCTGCCAGAATGTGACGGCCACATTCGGATTATAACCAGCCATCGTCATAAGAATAAGCCCCATATAGTCAGCCTCGGTTTCATGTTTGCGTGAGAATGGAAGCATCACACCGTATTGTGCTCCAAGACCATAGACTATATTCCCGGCTTTCTGTATGGCAGCGGACTTTCCACTGAGAGCCTCCCCCAAAATTTTCGCTCCGTATTGTGCAACCAGCTGCTGACTCATACGCTCATTGCTATGCTTGGCCACAGCGTGCGCCACTTCATGTCCGATAACTACAGCCAGTTCGTCATCAGAGGAAACCAGATTCATCAGTCCCTCATACACAACGATTTTGCCTCCCGGCATACAGAAAGCGTTCACCTGATTATCCTTAACTAGATTGAATTCCCATGAGAAGTTCCTCACCTCACCGGACATTCCATTATTTTCCAAGTATTGTTCCGTGGCAGCGGCTATTTTCTTTCCGACACGTGTCACCATCGCTTTCTTCGTCGCGTTACTTGATATCGGTGCCGACTTGATATATTCCGAATACTGGGTCAGACTTGATGAAAGCACTTCGGAGTCGGATACAAGCAGCATCTGTTTCCTGCCTGTCAAAGGAACACTTCCACAACCGTATAACAGAAGCACGGTTGCAAATAAAGTCACAATTTTTTTCATGCACCTATAATTTTAAAAGTATGAACAAAGTTAACGATTATTTTCTAATTGTGATAAGTCGATATATGAAAAAGCATTGCACATATCATTGGACGGTATTCATACAAAGCGCGACTGAAATGAACATGTCAATATCCAACTTTAAGTTAAATCAAGTTTAACTCACTGTTAATCAGATGGTTATATTTGTACACATCGCTAATAATCAGTATCTTAGCTATATAAAAGAAACCAATATTACTAACAATTAAAACATAGAAGATATGAAAGCAACAGATATTAAAATGTACATCAGTACATTTTAATATCAAAAAAGGTCAAGAAATTGAATGTGGTGACTTTTTAGGTGGTAGAAAGGTAAATGCCAGTCAAGAAGATGCCTTGAATAGCATGAAAAATGCTGTATATATGTATTTGTTTGCATCTATCATGAAGAAGGATAAAGGTTACAAAACAATGGCATTCACAATAACCGCTTGCAATTCTGCTATTTATGATAACAGCATGAAGACAGAGGTTGTATGTAAGGTTGGTTATAAAGAAATGATACAGCTTATCAAAGATGGGTATAGAAGTCCACTATTTGATACTCGCAAGCTGAAATCATTGGTAGATATGAGACTTAAAGAGCTAAAGATAGCATAATAACCAGCAGGGCGAAAGCCCTGCGCAACAAAAAAGAATATGACCAAGAAAGAATTAATTGCAGCACTTGCAAATGTAAATGATGACGCGGTGGTATTGTTTGGCACGAAAGAAATTCAGTTTTTCGGTGCATTTGCTACACAGGTATATATTAACTGGGATAGTAATGAGGTTCTTATAGCCAATAAGCACACAGATGCCACAACACCAGTTTACTGCGAGTTATTACATGAGGATAAAACGCATTAACATAAATCGGCAGGGCGAAAGCCCTGCGCAATATAGAAGAATATGAAAGAAAATATATTTTTAAAAGCAGTTATAGAAAAACCGTTATTGAATAATGAACCAGAAGTTTTACACCTTTTCGTTCAAATAATCAATGAAATAACTTCTTGTATGTCAGAAGACGAGTTAAGAGGCTGTATGAGCTCTTTAATAGTAAGACACCCTTATTTTAAACTGTTTTTCGATTATGGTTTCGGACATAATCATATGTGGGTGAAAGCATCAGGTTCTTTAGAAAGATTGATATTGGTTGAGTTCTAATCCGGTAGCCTTATGGCTACCACAATATACACGATTATGAAAGCAGATTTAGTTTTAGTTATCAGCCCTGAAGCCCCACTGATGAAGCAACTGGGCAAGGTATTGGGTAAGATGGTAACCCCTTATGACTTCTCTACTATAGAGAGGGGTGAAAAGTACATCACCATACAGCATGATGAAACAGGGCTTGTAGTGGCTTATACGAGTGAAGAAAGATTGAACGTAAAAATGAATTAAGAATGAAGAATGTATTAGAATCTTTGAAAGAAAGTGTCAAGAGTGGCAAAATCACAATCAGAGAGGCAGCTATAAAGCTGCATAAAGCAGGGTGGACGAGTTTTGTAGACGTGGATAAAACGAAACAATTACTTGAATTATGAACTCAATAAATGTAAACGGTTGCAGCGTATGCCAGCCCGGCAAAGAGAATTACACTACCTACAACACCAGGTTGAGAGGTAAAAGAGTGAGAATGTACCAGTACGATTACCGTACTGAAAGTGGTGAACTCTTTGCTTGTTGTGCGCCTACCTTAGAGGCGTGTAGAGAAAGACGGGACAAATGGTTGGACGCTAAAAATAAATCAGTATGTTGACAATAGAAATACCAAAATCAAATAGAAGAAAATCCGAGGAAGACGCACTTGCATCTTTCATCCTCTCGGAAATCAAAGAGAAAGGTGAATGTGTTTACTTTCATTATGGCGTAGGATGGGGAAATAACTGGCCTCATTGTTGGGCAAAAAATACTGGAAGTGACGCTAAAGACAGACACCAAATTTCGGAGTTGGCGCACGATAATGTCATAAGAGCATTTATAGACAAGGGCTATTCTGTCGAGTATAGAAGTGAAATAGCCGCTGGAAGATATGTGATTATTAGAGGATGAATTACAATGGAAACGAAAGTAACTAAAGATGGCTTTGTTTGGTTGGTAGTACCAGACAATTATGCAATGGAGATGTGGAAAGCCAACCTCGCCACATTGTATGTACTGCATAATGATGACAGTGAAACAATGGTAGAAACGGATCTGCAAATGGCTGATGCTATACATGACGGAGAGCGAATTGGCATTGAGGTTGGATTCATCAAAGGCCTGCTCCCGGCCTGTCCCCAATGCGGCAGTAGGCTGGTGCCAAGTAGAAACCCTGAATATGAATGGGAGTGTTTAGAGTGTGATGAAGATTTTAAAACGTGTGAGTTATGATACAACAAGAACTGAATAACATATCAACCTACGTGGTTGGCGATTTTATTATTAAAGTGATAGATGCTCATAATGTAAGAATAACAACAGATAGAGGAACTGTGTTGGTTTGCCCTAGATCGGACAACTCTATAATTGTAAAATCATCAAAAGCATTAGAGAATGAAAGCAAGGATTTGAAAATTTATAAGGAGGAACCAAAATGATAGCAAATAATACAACCCTATCTGATTTTAAGAAAATATCCGGCATGAATGGACGAATTTACAATTTTTGTTCGCAAGCCGGAATTAAGACTTTTGACGATTTTATGTCTTTTGTTCCAAGTACTTATTGTGGAAATATGACGTATCGCACTATTGCTGAAATAACAGAGCTTCAATACGAATATAAAGGAGAATGGGAACGCGCAAGCGCTGACAATAGAGATATTGATTGGGAGCAACGTAGGTATGAGATAGCAAAGGAACTTATGAAAGGCTTTGCTTCCAATCCGCATGATCAGTGTGCGGATGCAAGTTGCGAAACGTTAGCCCAGTGGAGCATTAGCGGTGCTGATGCTCTTATTACAGAATTAAAGAAGGAAGTAAACAATGACACAGAAGCAAGCATTTAAGCAGTTGGAGGAATACTGCAAGGCAAACAATATGCACTTGACAAGTTCCTCATTCACCCGAAACGCTTATGCAATCGTGATACACGATACAGTTCCAACTGGCAACAGGGTATGTGAAAACGGAGTACCATGTCACCGTTTAAGCGGTTATCATACGCCAAAAGAGCTTTTGATATGGCTTGACGGTTATCACGCTGGAATACAGAAAGGAGGCGCGAAATGAAAAAGTACAAAATAAAAGTAATAGAAACCCTCTCCAAAGTGGTAGAGGTGGAAGCTGAAGATTATGTCTCCGCTTTCGAGAAAGTTGAAGACATGGTAAACTGTGAAGATATCATTCTCACAGCAGATGATTTTGAAGGTCGTGAATTTTATCCTGAGGTAGATTATGAAAATTAATGTAAATGTAAAAATATCTCCTGTTGATGTAAGAAATGCAGCAATACGAGCAGCTAAAGACTACTGCGAATTAATGAACAGTAATAGAAAATACAGGGATTGTACTGGAAGTTTACGCCATTCATATACATACTCCATCAAGAATGATATGCTGATCGTAGCCTGCGGATTAAACATTATTTATTCAGTCGCCTTGCCAGTTGTTGATTATGGAAACGAAAACAAGTAAAGCCACTTCCCTACTCCGCTCTGGAAATTTGAAAGAAGCGTTATCCATCTTCCGCACCTTCCGCATCGGATTCACCAAAGAAGAACGCAGAACACTGCAAATTGCAAGTGAAAGTCTTGCCGGAAATGGGAACTTCTACCAACAGTTAGGAATCGATACGGATTACATGATAAGCAAATCGGTTGAGATAATCACAGAAAAGTATTTGAGCAATGAAAAAGTTTAATGAGAAATAATAGATAAAGCTTGTCTTATTATAACTAATTAGTTATATTTGCATCATGAGAAAAGAATTAGGAAAATAGCTGATGGATATAGCCAAGTATATAACCACCGCAGTTGTGTTGACATCCATCTTCGGGGATGTGCAGGAAAAATGGATAATATATCTTGGAGGTTCGTTGGCAATAGTAATCACACTATTGGCAGGTCTTTGGCTTGTCAATGACAAAAAGAAAGGATGATAAAATGGGAGCATTGATTATGTTCGGGCTTGTATCGGTCATAGCCATTGTCGGCGTGATTTATTTCAACCATAAAGATAAAAAAAATATACGAGAAAGCGCATAAAATACTTTCAAATGTTTAGTTTATCGTTATGAAGTTAGATGAAAAGAAATTGGCAAAGCTCAAGGCAACCAACCAGCAACTTAATGAGAAATATGGGGAACATGGTACAGATACTCGTGAGAAGTTCAATGAGAAGTCGATGGCATGGTATTATGGTGATATACTTCGTGAACGCCGTAAGGAGCTAAAATTGACCCAGAAGCAGTTGGCGCAGAAAATTGGTAAGGAGCAAAGTTATATCGCCCGTGTGGAAAAAGGGGAAGTAGATATCCAGTTATCAAGTTTTTTCCGCATTGCGCGTGCGTTGGGTATCGAGTTTACGCCTACATTTGTTTGAAGTTAATTTTATATTCATAGAACATTTGCTTGCATTAAGGCAGAATGGAGAAGTCCGTTCTGCCTTTTTCGTTTCTGCAAGTAAAAGTTAAATCTTTGTCTTTCAGTATTTTATGATGAAAATAAAAGATGTAAACCATTGTAAATCAATTATTTATTTGTATCTTTACAATATCAAAATAACACCTATTAATAACAAGTAAAAGTCAAGAGCAATGAAAACAGAAGAACTTATCAGATACTACAAAGCAAACATTGAAGCTATTGAAAAAGGATTGAACAACGACTCTCTTTCAGCAGATAAAAAATTCAGATTGGGATATACACAACAGGCGTTGGACGGATATAAGTCTGCTTTACAAGAACTTCTTGGAAATAATAACGACTAATAATAGAAGAGAGCAAATGAGCAAAGTAACAGAACTAACAAAAGAGCTTCAAAGAGTGATGTATTCCACTACATATTCATTTGAGATTGATACCGAAGATTATGTTTTCGGATTCAAAAAGACTTTAAGGAAAAGAACCAAAAGTATGGCTAAAGCCCTGCAACTTGAAAGAAAGCTAAGAAACGATGTCGGGCGGTATTTGTCCGCTTCTGTTCGAGTGGTTGCTGTAAGGCTATATAATAATGGAGAATTAAGAGGTGAATTTAAAGCATAACATAGTAAATCATAGCACAATGAAAACATCCAGTAAATTAACCAGCAAAGAAAGCTTTGCCATACTCCACAAAATAGAGAACGAAAAATATCCCACTGATGGTAGTATTAAATTATCAGACTGGTGCGATCAGATGCAGAAAGCAAGACTTGAAGCAATCAAGGATCTTGTTCCTGAAGTCGGATTAGGTTGCACAATCTGCTACTATTCAGATAAACGTGCAGCCACAGTAACCAAAATAGTTTCCCCATGCAAGATTGAGGTCACTTTCAATCAAACCAAGTGTATTGATTATTACGCTGGAGAGTACGAGATTTTATCCGAACTTGAAGGCGATGCAAAAGTATTCACTAAAAGAAGAAACGGATATTGGGTAGCAGAAGGCCAGTCTTATAAAGACGGAGTTATTCTTATGCTACATTACCAGAATCATTATATTGATCCATCATTTTAAAATTAAGAGCAATGAAGGCAAAAGACATTATATTCCTTTACTACCCTTGTATGGTGGTTGTATGCGAACAAAATGCAATAGATAGGGAAACGAATGATTTACGGGAGTATGCAAAAATAGTCTTACATTCATACGAAATACCTACATTCCGGCTTTCCGATTTTGATTTTGTTCCTGCCGGGACTATAAAATGGACTAAACACGCCTATATGTTAACTGAAGAGCAAAGGAAACAAATTCAAGATGTATCCATAAAGACAAGGGAAGATGATAAAGAGCGTATTGAGCATTTCACTCGATTGAAAGAAGCAAGTTTACGAAAACATAACAAGGAGGATTGATTATGACATTTCAAGAGTATCAGAAAAAAGAATACGGTTACGATTGCATAACCACATTTTGGGATGACTTCTGCATCGCTGAAAAGTTTGGTGGCATTAGTGGAGTTAAGGATACATTTCGTAGAGCATTCAAAGAATGGAAGGATAATTACAAGTATCTGACAGAACTTGTAATAGTACTGAACCATAGATGCTGGATGCTCCATAATCGAGGGATGAATGAGTTATCTTCTGTATATTTGAATCTATATGAAAAAGCCCACGACTATGCCTTAAATAATCTTGAAGGAGAAGAGTTCGATTATTACCATCAATTAACAGATTAATGTCATGGAAAAGATTTCAAACAAAATCGGATGGTGCGTGATGATTGTGACAGGCAATAAAATAGGATATCATTGCCAAGGTCTAGCGGAAAAATTGGCATACGCCATCCTGTACGATGGTTACAATGTAGAACCTTGTGATATAGGTTATTTGGAACAGCAAGCATTGATTGTTCATGATGCTGTAAAACAAGACAATAGAGTTGATGAAGCTAATGAAATAGCAAGAAATATATTAAACGAACTATCACTATGAACACTTATGTAAAATTCTGTCCAAATGTATTTTTGGCAAAGTGCGATGAAAAGCACGAAAAAGGAGAAGTTATTGAGGTTACAACCAAGTACGGTAATGAGAACGAAAGTATCGTCTTTAATCTCATCTTTGAGAAAGACGGATTTTTCTACTACTCGATTGTACGGGCTGACGGATTTAATGTACAGGAATGGGCGAAGCAAAGAGCTGAACGTAGAAGGGCATGGGCTGAATCGGCAGAACGTAAAAGCAAAGAATACTTTGACAAATCTAATAAAGATAGAGATTTTCTTTCACTTGGTGAACCTATCAAGGTGGGACACCACAGCGAAAGACGGCACAGGAAAGCAATAGAGGACGCTTGGAACAATACAGACAAAGCAGTTGCATTCAGCGACAAGGCTACTGAACACGAAAGCAAAGCTGAGTATTGGGATAAACGTGCAAACACAATTAATTTATCAATGCCTGAAAGTATCGATTTCTACAAACATAAGCTGGAACAAGCTAAAGAATACCACGAAGGTGTGAAGTCCGGCAAATACCCACGAGAACACGCCTACACTCTTACTTATGCCAAGAAAGCCGTAAATGAGGCACAGAAGAATTATGAACTTGCACTAAAGTTGTGGGGAGATGAAGAATAAAGTATACGTTTTGTTTCAAACTGATATTTGGAAAACAAAATCAAGTAGAGTGTGTTTCGGTGTATTTCTTTATGAAAATGCTGCTATTGATGCTGCCAAAGAAAATGGTTTATATACCAATGAAAGTGAAGTTGATATTATAGAATGTGAACTTGGAAAATTTGAGGAATTATGAAAACGATAGTAAAAGTCTATCTGAAAGACGAGCATGGCAATGAAGACTGGTTCGTTACCCCCATTAACCTTCCGGAACAAGAAGCGCACGAAAACTATATAGGCAAACGCTTCAATATAGGAATAGATACAGACCATATGATGAAATGTTGGAAGGTTGAGACCTTGAGAGTAGAAAAATAGTATTTTTGCCCAGTTTTATTTGAAAGACAAATAAAATATTGTATTTTTGAGGCAGAAATAAGAGAAAACAGCTAAATTGAAGGAATGACAGAAATGGGATTGTTAAGTAGCCGCCTGTCAGCGGTGAAAAAGGATGGACGTAAACAGTCTGACAGCGTGGAATATCATCCGATTGCAAGTTCAAGTCTTGCTTCCTTCAATTAGCTAACAAGGGAATTTAGCAAAGTTGGTCTATGCGTCGGACTGAAAATCCGAAGAACAAGGTTCGAATCCTTGAGTTCCCGCAACCCTTAGTAGTAGTCAAGCGAAAACAAGGACAAAAAGGCTTATGTAATTTACGGGGTGATGGAAATTGCCATCTGACACGACTGAAAGAAGCCGAAAAATTGCATGAGTGCTCTTGCGAGTAGCTTGAAAAATGATTGAGTTTGTGTTTAAGCCTGTCGGGAATATGCCCGGCAGGCATTTACGCAGAAAATGTATGAAGTTGTACATAACTTGGAAAATATGGAAGTAACAATAAGGCCTCAAAGAATATCCGACGCAGAACATAGCTGGAGGATGCGTAAGGATAAGGATATATGGAAGTACGCTATTTGCGAAAGCCCCTACTCTCCCCTATCCCTTGAATCAGAAAACAACTTTTATAGAGAACAGTCAGAAAGTGATGAGTGTATACGCTTTGCTGTTCTGGCAGACGGCATATATGTCGGCAATGTTTTCATAGATAGAATAGATGAATCAGCATACGGATTTGGAGAACTTCACACTCATATCCTTAACAAAGCCTTTTGGGGTAAAGGCATAGGCTATGAATGTAACCGGCTTATCCTTGAATATGCTTTCCGCATCGCTAAAATGAATGGGGTTTACCAATATATCAATCCCTGTAATACCGCTGCATGGAAGAATGCCCTGAAACTCGGATTTAATGATATCGGTACTTCCTCTGTCAGGTCTAACATACATATATTCATTATAAAAAAAGAGCAATGGATAAAAGAATAGAAATTATAGAACTGCCTGTGTCCGAACTTAAGACAGAGTTTGGGAATCCCCGTAAACCATTAAAGAAGAAGGCCAAGGAGAAGCTGAAGGAGTCACTTGACAACCTTGGCGATTTCGGCGTTATCGTCATTGACGAACACAACAATATCATATCCGGACACCAACGTGTTTCCATTCTTATGGAGAATCCTGACACTCAAGTTTTGTGCAAACGCCTTATTGGTTACAGTGAATCAGAATTAAAGGCTATTAATATCAAAGCGAACACCCATGCCGGCGAATGGGATATGGACAAGCTGGCTGAATGGACCGCAGACTTGAAAATCGATTTGAGCCTTGACCTTGAAAATCTGAATGTCAAAGAAACAAAGATCAAGGATATGGAACTGATACGCTATGAAAAATACGATTATGTGATGATTGTATGTCGTAACGAGATAGACCATCTGAATCTGACCCGTGCTCTTGGAATTGACGACAAGAAAGTTCTTGTATCCAGAAACGCCACCAGAGAGCGTAAGATTAAAGCACGTGCCGTATGGTACGATGATATAAAAGCCCAGATTATGCCTAAAAAAGAAAAAGAACAATGAAAAATTTCAATGTACTGCTTACGTGCTGCTCCATCCACGTAAAAGAAATGATAGATTGTTTGAAAAACAATGAAGACGGAGTTGATATAAAAGTATATGTCGCAAATTCCGTTGCGGCCAACCTCCCGCCTGCTGAACTGTCAGACGGTAATTTTGTGGTTCCGCCCATTTCTGCTCCAAATTATGTTGAAACACTCATATCCTTATGCAAGGAATATGATGTTTCAATCATCATGCCTACAGCGACATTGGAGTTGGAAATAATGGCTCGCGCTAAAGATAAGTTTGAGCAAAACGGTATTCTTGTATCTGTTTCTTCTATTGACAGTCTTCTGGTTGCCAACAATAAGATTGCTCTTTATAGTTGTTATGCCGGCTTAATGCCCAAACAGATCATTCCTGAGAGTGTTTCCGATGTGGATGCTTTCGCCTCTATGTTCAAGTACAAAAACAGCTCTATCTGTTGTAAAGTGGACAATCTGTGCGGCGGTAAAGGCTTCGCCGTTGTGGATGACAAGAAGTGCAATGATACCTCTCTATTCAACAAGTTCGGAGAAAACAGATACATATCCTTGCTTGATTTGAAATCCATCGTTGACAATGGTAAAAATAAGGTTATCCTTCAGCAGAGAATCGAAGGACTGGATTACACCGTTAGTGCGCTTGCAGACAAAGGAGTAGTTACTCATATCTGCGGTTATGTCGGCTACATGATGGCTTTCGGCTCCATTATGTATGGAGAAATCCAGTCCAACGACATGGCGTATGATATTGTCAGCAAGATTGTGAGAGAACTTGAACTTGATGGTAATGTGGCTTTTGACTTCATTCTGAAGAAGAGCGGCAAGGTGGTACTGCTTGAAATAAACCCGCGTATCAATGCCTCTCTCCCGTTTGTACGTCATGCAGGTTGCAATATGGTTTATTTGCGATGCAAACAATTACTTGGTTATGAAATTCCATCCACATATGAACTAAATTATGGATTAAAGATGAAAAAGTTCTATGACACCCGGTATTACGTTTAACATATACGTCATGTCATATCAGCGACCTCATAAAATAATGACTAAGAATTGCCTTGAATACTGTACTTATGTCGTTAGGGAAGAAGAAGCTGATGCTTATAGAAATGCCGGCATAGATGATATGCTTGTCATTCCTAAGGATGCCACGCTTGAATGTGGCGGCAAGGTACATAGTTTCATGTCAACGCTATATTGGATTGTAGATACTAATTGAAAAGTGCGCTGTATTCTAATTGAAAAGAGCTCCATCC